CATTTCGTCTAAGTCTGGAATGAAACCATATTCAATACCATTTAGTTTAAAACGTTCTGTATGTTTTGGTGTTTGGTTAAGTAGTTCAGTTATGATATCTACAATAGCAGTTGCACTAGACATCTTTAGTTTGTAGCTATCTGACAAAGGAATCCCACAAAATATCTCTATCATTTTAGCATCCAAGAAATTGCCTTCTGGATTGTTTTCAGCTATCTTTAAATACTTTTGGTATTGTCCTAGTGTTACTTCATTAAGTGATGTTGGCACGTTGATCTCTATCTTCATACTTATATAATGAATTTTATAAGCTATTTTATGAAATAAGCCTTACAATTTTCATAAGCCTTTGTAAGTAGTAAGTAGTGGTTGGGTTTTGAAGGTTTGGCGATTCTAATTTGTTTGCCTGTTCTGTGATGTATGAAGCATTCTACGATCGCAATCATTTGATTGTTATCCATTATCTAATAAAGTATTTACCAGCGTTTGGACTCTTTAACTGAGAAGATATTGCGTAACGTGCTGCATCGATGCAATGGTTAAAAGCATCAATAGGTTTATTAATAGTATTCCCTTCTCTATCTTTCATCCAAGTATATGACTGTAACTCTTTTATTAAGTTCTTGCTTCTACTTGTTACAAAGATTTTGTTTTGGTTGATTAGGTTAATACCATACACAATTGAGTCTTTTCCTTTAGTACAAGGAAGTACTTTATGTCTGTACGTTCTTAGTTCTGCAATTGATTTAGGTTCTGCACTATCAGCATATATTACACCCTCTATGTTATTTGAAGTTAATAGGTTTGATATGTCTATGTTCAGAAGTTTCTTTTGATAGATAATCTCATCGAAGATATACCCATCGTTGTATTTATATAAACCTATTAAAGTTGTTGGATCATTACTATATCCAAAGTCCATTCCGTAACATAGTAACCTTGCTTCTTCTGGTAGTTCTTTTATCTCTTTCCAATCTGTAATACAAACACCATCTAAAGAACCAATCTGTCCAAGACCATACACTTGCCACCAATTACTCCAATAGGTAGAATCTTTTGCTTTATCTCTTGCTAGTTCTATTTCTTTTACAATAGTATCTGGTAATGCTTCATTGTCTAAATAGGTTAATGTTATAAAGTCTGCATCATCATTACCAGCCACTTCTTTATGTGCCCAAAAGTTTGCGGTCGGATTAAAGTCAATCCATATATCTCCAGAGGTTCTTATTGCTAATTGGTTGTATGCTTCAAAGGGTACATTGTTTGCTTCATTCACATACAATACATTCCTTCTAGCACCTCTTAATTTGTCTGGTTGTTCTACTGAGAAGAACTCAATATAAGAACCATTAGTAAAAGTATAAGTTAAAGAAGACCTATTCCATTGGCTATCTTTAAACCTATTGGTTAGCATCATAATCTTTAAGAAGTCTCTAATACATCCCCTTCTTAAATGTGGTATTGATTCCGATACTACACTTGTTTCTAAGTTGGGTGTTCTAATACATCTATCTATTAAGATAGGAAGTATTCCAAAAGTCTTACCAGCAGATGTACCACCTTGTATTACTTTCTTTCTATTCTTTAAAGCGTGGAGTTTTTTTATTGCAGTTGTTGTTTGAAACATCTACAAATCAAATAAAGGTTGTTCGCTATTAACAGTTATATCTTTTGTCTCTTTTGGTTTACCTGCATAATAGTTATAGAACATTTGAACGAATTTAAAGTCTCCATCTTCTACTCCTTTCTCTAATGCTTTAAATGCCTTTGGTTCTAAAGGAGATAACCTTTCAATCATCTTTACCTCTTCTGATTTAGATGGTCTACCTCCCTTATTTCCTACCGTTCCTTTGTTCTTTTCTCTCTTGTCCATAATCAGTTTAAATCAGTTAACTGATTATATAATGAGAAAAGACATAGATTTTATTTTAAATCATCACTTTTTTTCTTCAACTGTTTTATTAATAGCAGTTACAATTGCTTGAACTTCTAATGCTAATTTGTAGCACATCTTTTCTAGTATTGCAATTCTTTCATTTACTGTATGTTTCTTTGGTTTCATATCTATTTATTAGTTTTCTCGTTTAATTGCTTGGCTCTGTCTTTTTTAATAAAGTTTACTACTTGTTTATAGATATCTATTTCAGTTCTTGGTATGTAATTATCTAAATACTCGTTTAGTTCTTTTCTAATTTCTTCTTTTTGGTTCATTGTATTTTTTATAAGTTTTATTTATTATCTCCGTAACTAATCTTATCTGCGGTACGTTGGCACACATTAAAACGATGATACCAACAACGTATAAAAAAAATACTAAATTAATTGCTCAAAAACTTTATAATTTGCTAAATCGCCATCGTCAAGCAACATTATAAAATCCAACATTTCGCCTTGTGTTTTAAATTCTTTTTCAAAGTTTTTCTTACTGTCTTTTTTGTAAACTACGCAATAATTTATCATTGGGTCTTGTGGCAATAACTGTTTACTTGATTGGTCAAAGGCAATCAAGAAGCTATCACAAGCATTTCTTAACCGTAGATTATCAGATACATTATACTTGTTTACTTCTTTGCAAAAATCTTGTCTTGCTTCTTTTAAATATTTATTAAATTCTGTCATCATTTTTGATATTTTAATTATTTTCTAAATCTTCTATTTATATAGGTTGCATTAGCCTTTCAGTAATTTAAGAAAGTATTCTGCTCCTGAGTTCGCAATAGCGTGTCTATCTTTGTAATTAAGGTATTTACCCACTTTATTATTTTCTTCTCTATACCAACGCTCACAGTCTATTTGTGCCATTGCTATGTTTGCAATCCACCCTATTCTGTAAGTTGGGTCTTTTAATCCTTCGTTTAATTTTTTAATTACTTCTTTCATTATTTTCTATTTTAATCCTTAACTTAGATTCAGTAACACTAAAGAAGATTCCCCAATCAATTTAAACTCTTTATGTTTGTGCCTTCTCTCTAAGCTAAAGATTTATTTTAATTCTTTTTTTAGTTTCTCTATGTATAATGTAGCATCCATCAACTCCTCTTGCAGATGTTGCAGCCATTCTAAGGAACTTAAATCGTTCCTATCCATTGTCTTGTTATACTTCTTTATTCCTACCTCTGAACGTTCTTTAAACGAGCCTATAACATCTTCAACTATTGTATCTTTCATATCAATATATCATCTAATTGGAAAATCCATTGTCTCAATCTACTTTTATTACAGGTGCAAATTACTTTGTACTTGTGATTAAAATATTTTGCGTGAAGTCTGCACATTGTTTTAAAATCTTCATTACTCATTTTAGATGTAATTCTTTCTTTTACACCATTCCAAATTAATTTATCTTCTACCATAATTCAATATCGTTTAGAGATTCTTGCCTTTCATCACATTTACAATTAGGTGATACCTTTTTCCATACCCATTTTATACCTGAGTATCTTGTTATTAATTCTATTAAGTCTCCTAGTTTCATAATTCAAATTTTAACGCTGCATCTATTAAAACTGAAATAAGTAAAAAGATAACAATGCCTATTAAAATGAATTTAAATATCTCTAATGTTTTTTTTGTATCTGTCATAATTTATATTTTAAAGTGATGTAGCCATACTCTTGTTCACTAGCGACAGTTAATATTAAAGTCAGCTACACCTACTTATTTTACTTTCTTTTTTAATGCTTTCTTTACGCTTCTAAATGTATTGTACAAAGAATGGTATGTGATATTTGTTTTGTTTGATAACTCTGTGATTGAGTATTCATCTTGTATAAGGTTGTACACCTTTTTATCATACCAATGCAGTTTATCTAACTCTGCTTCTACTTTGTCATTCTCTGCTTCATAGTCTATATATTCTCCAGATGCTAAGTCTAGGCACAAATCAATAGATGTTTTTGGCAACTTCTTTTTCTTATTTTCCAATTGCAAAAACGTTGTCTTTAAAGTTTTGTATATGTAATAATAGTTTACCTCTCCGTTGTAAGAAATATCTAATCCTTTGTTCAGCATCTTGCCGATTATTAAATACATATCCCCTACAATATCCTCCGCTTCATATTTAGTACAACCAAATTTTAAAGTTGTATTAATCCATTTCTTGTGAGACTCATATACTTTCTCTAACATTACATTAATGCTTTATAAAGTTTGGAGTAACCTTCTTTCTGTGCCTCGATGCATGTATCATAAATGATAGCACCAGACTTTAACAGTTCCTTCTCTTTGTACACATCGCAGGTTACACCCTTGCGTGATCGTATTAGTTCAATCTCATACCCTTTTTTTTCGCAGTAGTTTGTCATTGTAACAAAGTCTGGAAGTCCTAAACTATTCTCTTTCAATTGTTGCATCAAATCCTAATTTTTTAAGTTCTTTTATTCTATACTCTTGCAATTTGCTTACAGGAGTCTTAGCTCCTTTTACTTCGATGAATTTAACATCGTCTGGCTTCATAGCCACTAGGTCTGGTATTCCGTTCTT